TATATACAAACATGGTAATGAATTTTTGGTCGCAGAGTATCAGTCTAAATCGGAAAATCAATTTTTTGAGTGCACTGGTATTGTAGGTGAAGGATTAGCAGAAAACAGTGATATTATTGATGATACTATGATTTTTGGATATGAAGATGGTGATCCAGAAAAAGTTTGTACTATGAGAATCACTGGAACATTATCCAAACCATCAAAAAATGTTACTAATTCAAAATATGCATCTGTTGGAGAAACAATTAGAGTAAATTACCTTGGAGAAAAAAAATCAGGACCTAAATTTGATACTTGGCTATACAATCATTCATCTACTTTTGATATTCAAGGTGTTGAATTTGATGATGATACAAAGAAAACAAATACTTTTATAACTAAAAATCCTAATAATTTTTTATATAAAGGTTGTAAAGTAGATGTTATTAGATTTGACTGGGCAGGAGTTGGATCAGGAAATACTGTTGGATTCGGTAAAACTGTTGCAGATGATCCTGGATACGGTGCTTTTTCAATTATTAAAGAAGATGCTGAAATATTAGATATAGATTCAGAAAACGGTAATATTACAATAAGTGGAGAAACTGGTGGTCTAATAGACAATAGAAGAATTCATAGAATTAAAAAGAAATTATCTTATGTGGATCCTAGTTTAACTAAAAATGGTTCTAGTGAGGGTGAATTACCAGATAATCTATTAACTAACATACAGAATACTTACGTTGATGATGATGGAAATACTTACGTAAGTTTTACAGGATTCCCATCTTATAATTTAGATACAACAAAAAGATCAATAAAATCAGATTCATATGATGCAAATCAAATTTTTATTACCAAAACAGATCATGGTTTTTTAAATGGTGAAGAAGTATTTTTTAATCAAAGTCCAATAACTGAAACTATAGTAACCAAAAACATAAAAACTACAGTAATTAGTCCATCTGGAATAACAACAACTGAACAATTAAATGTTCCACATTCAGAATCTATTTCCTCTGGAATTGGATTAACTGATAACCAAGGAAATGAAATTATCGAAAGAAGATATTTTGTGTCAGATCAAGGATCTGATAGAATGAAATTAGCAGTTACTTTAGATGCTTTAAACAATAGTAATTTTATAACATTTAATCTTCCACAATCATCATCTGGTGTTTCTACAGGAATAACAACAAGCATTGACATAACAACCGCTTCAAATTTAACTCTTCAAGCAAATGATTCTAATAATGTAATTCTATATCCAGATGATGATGGTGTTAGTACAACTGGAGCGTACATAAGAAATTCAGGAACTGGGTCTGGGAGTACTGGTGGATTTATAATCAATGACAGTGATGGTAATCCTACGACATATTTGAGTTTTGCTGGTGCTGATGCAGCTGATGGATCAAGAAGTGCAGTTTTGAAGAAAACAAATTCTCTGGCATTTGATAAGGTAAGATTATATGCAAAAGTAGGTAATAATAATAACGGTGGTGAAAAACCAGATGGACAATCAAATTCAGGTAATGAAGATTTACAACTACAGTATGTTATCGGTAGTGCTGAATTGACAGTTCCACCAAGTGGTGATCCTTTTGTTGGTATTGGTTCAATTATTCCAGAATTAAGTTTAAATCAAGAGGATTTGAATTATAATGACGGATCTTTAAAAACTTTTGAAATTGATCTTCCTTCTGAAGCAAGAAATGAAAATACATTTTTTAGATTAATACAATTTGGAAATAGTGGACCTGGATTTGATCACTATGGTATTCAAAAAATTGAATTTTTAGTCGAAGGTGGAGAGGTAGGAATAGCAACTACTACTACAATTGAAACCACTTTTAATAGTGTTTCTAGTGGAATAGTCACTTCTAAATTTACTCCGTTTGAATTATATCAAAATACATTAAAAAACCAAAATAGTTTTAAAAGAATATTAAAAACACCTGAAGTCAGAGAATCTGAAAATATACTAAATGGTGCAGTAGGTGTTCAATTAAATGGAGTTGAAATGCATTCTCCCGTTTTAAAAGAATATATCTGTTACGGTCAAATTGATGATGTTGTAATAACAAATCCAGGAAAAAACTATGATGTGGTAAGTCCACCAAGTATATCAACTATTGATGCGAATGGAAGTGGTGCAAAACTTCATGGTCATTTTTCTGGAAATATCTCGGAAATTGTTGTAACTGATCCTGGATTTAATTATGAAGATACACCTTCAGTTACTGTAACAGGTGGAAATATAAAATCTTCTGGAAGTCCAGTTGTTGGAAAAGCATATATGAGAGGATCTATACACTCATTTTCTTTTAATGACGTTGTTAATCAAACTTTTTATGTTATTAGAGAGGATGATGCTATTGTCCATGCAGATAGACCCCATAAATTTGAAAATGGTGAAGAAGTAGTTTATACAACAACAGGAACACCAATTGGGATTGGGTCTACACAAGTTGGTTTTACCACAACTATGTTAACTTCTGGGGCTACTTACTTTATTCGAAAAAATAGTGATTTTTCTTTCTCTCTAACTATTCGAAAAAGTGATGCAATTGCTGGAATTAATACTATTGACTTAATTCCAGATAATTATACAGATGGTGATGGCAATACTATAGAATATCAATACGGTAGTGGATTACATACTTTGACTTCTAGAAAAATTAGAAAAATAATTGATAGAATAAGTATTTCAGATGAAGGGGGAAAATATCAAAACAGAAAAGTACTCGTAGATTCTACTTACGATGTTAAAGAAAGCACTGATGGAGAAATTGTAACTACAAATGTGGAGAATATTTATCCACCACTTGATCCAAAAAATAATTTAACAAGATTTACTGGGATTAACATTTATGATAATTATATTTTTGCAAAAAATCATGGATTTAGTGAAGGAGACTTTATAGAATATAAATGTAATAGTTTCGGAGATAGAATTGTTGGATTAAATACGATAACTCAATATAGAGTCAATAAAATTTCCAATAATAAATTTAAACTTGCTGATATTGGTAATGAAGAAATTAATCATGCGATAGGATGCTCACTTTCAAGAACTTTAAGATTAACTTCTCATACTTATACAGATGGTGCTACTTCATGGCAAATGGTAGATGATGCCAGTACTGATAATGGTTTTGTTGGAGTACAATTAAGAAACTTAATTGTTGGTTCAAAATACAAAATATCAATAACAGTCGATAATAATGCAGCATTAGATCCACCAGGAGCTTTTAATCATAGAGTTTTATCTCAAAAAATAGAATCAACAAAAACTATTTTTAGTCATTGGGAAGATGATGGTACAGGTACTGCTCCAACTGGAGTCCTTACTGGCGAATTTATTGCTCTTACTGAAAATGAAGATGAATTTATATTTTATGCTAATAGTATTACAGTTAACGTAAGTAATTTTAAAGTTGAATTAATTGAAAATACTAATTCTAAAAAATATGATGAAAAAATTTATGTAGACTTGGGTAGTGTTGGTGTAGGGACACATACTTTTAAATATCAAGATATTGTTGTTAACATAAGGGGAAATGTAAACACTGGAGATAGTAGTTTAACAATCCCATCTTACTATAATGCCATTGCGTATCCAGTGGTTCTTGGATCTTTAGATAATGTTTTTGTTCAAAACGGTGGTGGTGGGTTTGGAACACAAAATATTTTCAATTATAATATTTCACCAGAATTGCAATTAGATAGTGGAAAAGGTGCAGAGTTAAATTTAAACATTAGTAATGGAAAAATATTAAGTGTTGGAATTGGCATTAGTGGTTCTGGTTATACATCCCCACCAACATTAAATATTGTAGGTCTTGGAACTACATCTGGAAAATATGCTAAATTAAGAGCAAATGTTTCAAATGGAAATATAACATCCGTTACTGTAATTGATGGTGGAAAAGACTATCCAGATAATACTAAAGAAACAGTTGTAAATGTAGTCCCTACAGGAGTTGACTGTCGATTAAAAGCAAATGTACATAAATGGAATTTAAATGCAGTAAAGAGATATAAAACTATATTGGGTGATACTACTTTCAAAGATACTACTCAAGTTACTTCTAGAGTAAAATTACAAAATAAAATAGTTACATTTTACGCAGGAATAGATTATAGAAAAACTTTAAACGATAACATAACAACAGATAACAATGAACAAAGCGGTGATGCTTTAACTCATTCACCCATACTTGGTTGGGCTTATGATGGAAATCCAATATATGGTCCATATGGTTATACAAATCCTATCAGTGGTGCTAATGAAATTAGTAAAATAAAATCAGGTTATAGATTAAATGTAATTACAGATCCATCATTAAGACCTCAATCTTCAGAAATAGAAGATGGTTATTTTACTGAAGATTATCAATATCGACCTATTGATAATACTCATTTAGATAGATTTAATGGTAGATTTGGAGTAACTCCTGATTACCCAAATGGAATATATGCTTACTTTATAACAAAAGTTTCTAATAATTCTGAATTTCAGTTTCCATACACCACATTGATGCATAAAAACAAAACTGATTCTGTTAATTATGATATAAATTTCCAACAAACTAATGAAATTATAAATTCTGGTAATTATAAAAGGAATGTATTACCATTAGGATTAGATGAAAAATTTAGAGAATATTCTCCTTTACTTGAACCTTTAACGACAAATCATCAATTTAAAGTAACTTCTTGTTTACCAGGAAAAATAAATGATATTACAACTTTTGAATCAGGTCAAAATTACAAAGTTGGAGATTCAATTAATTTAAATGATGGTTCTGTAGATGCTTTTGTTGGAGAGATATCTGGAAAAGAAATAAAAAAAGTTGAATCAGTTGAGTTAACTGTTAATAATTTAAATTTTAGTGTTAAAGATAATATTATAACTGCTTCTAGCGACACATTACATAATTTTTCTAATAATGACTTTGTTGATATTTCAGGAATAACATCATCTCTTTATTATGGTATTCAAGGTATTCAAAAAATAGGAATTAACAGCACATCATCATTCGTGTCTGTTGCAATTGCTAATACGGATGGAAGTGGTGGAACAGGATTATCTACATTTATTAGTTTAGATGCTCCTGCAAGTAGTGATACATTTAAGGTAAATGACGTTATTCAAATTAATAATGAAAAATTATTAATACTTGGATTGGATAAAGTCAATAATCGATATGCAGTTTCAAGGGTGTATGATAATTCAACGGGAAGTGCACATTCTGTTGACAGCACAGCCACAAGACTAGAAAAATCTTTTACCTTTAAAGTTTCTGGTAAAAAAATAAAAGACACAAATATAGATGAAGAAAAAATAGCTTATATTGATGTTACTAATTCAATTGGAGTAGGAGCAGCATACACTAGTGTGATAGTTGGAACTGCAGGAAGTAGTAATATTACCAAATCAATTCCACCAAGAGCAATTTATATTCCAGATCATAATTTTAAAAATGGAGATAAAGTATCTTTGGTTTCTATTGGTGGAACTATTATTGCATCACCTAATGCCTCTTTAACTCCTGATTTTAATTTATCAACATTTAACCCATTATACTGCGTCAAAATTAATAATAATTATATTGGTCTTTCTACACAGAAAGTAGGGTTTTTAACATCTTACGTTTACTATAAGAGCGTTGAGACTAATAATTTGTTTGGAAAAAATGTTAAAATTGAAACTAATAATAATATACTAACTGGTAATGCAAAAAGAACAAATGGATTAGTCACACTTGGAACGAGTCATAGTATTTCCACAAACGATACAATACGTTTGAATATTTCTCCAAATAGAACTGAAAAAGTTAAATTTGATTTCAATAAACATTTTCGAGTTTTGACAATAGGTGCTGGAACCACTACCGATCTTGGTATAGGGTCAACATTGTCAACAATTAAAATTGATAATCATGGACTTAAAACTGGAGATGGTATTATCTATGATGTAGGAATAGGTTTAACTCCAGCTGGAGGATTAGAAATTAACAAAATTTATTATGCTATTAAAATAACAGATGATACTATAAAATTAGCAGAAACATATAAAAAAGCAACTAATTCGAATTACGAATCAATAGGCATTACAACTTCAGGAATTGATACTATCAATCATACTTTATCAAAAGTTAATCCTAAAATTGAAATAACTAAAGGAAATAAACTTGAAATTGATGTATCTGATTTTGAAATTGATAATGAACAAACGATAGATATTAATTTTTATGATTCTAATAATTTTAAAAATAAGATTGGTTCTAATTTTATAGAAAAAGTAGGAGTAATTGGAGAATCTGATTCTTTAATCAATATTAAGACTGAAAATACACAATTAGAAAAACTCTATTATAAAGTAGAAAGCAATTTAATATTAGATAATTTTATAAACACCGATATTAAAGATAATTCATTAATTAATATTGTTCAATCCAAATTTAATAAACTTCAAACAGTTTCTGGAGTTGGAAGCACAACCATAACATTTAATTCTACAGTAGGAAGTGCAGAAACAACATCTTATAGTTCTTATGAAACCTCTGGATTTAGTACTGCTACTTATTCTACAAATTCTAGAAATGAAGAAGGATCAATTAGTAAAATTGATATTATAAATTTTGGAAAAAATACAAATATTATACCATCGGTTACATCAATTGGAACTACAACTGGAGTTAATGGTGTAATTTCAATATTGTCAGATAATATTGCAAAAATAGAAGATACCGAAGTTACTTTCCAAGGATGGGAATTTCCAATTAATAAGTCTTTAAAACCAAAAGCAGATACCTATGCTATTTTAGATCTAAAAAATACATTAACACTAAAATCTATAGGAATTTCTACTGGTGGAATAAATTATACAACACCACCAAAAGTAATCGGTGTAGGTAATGATAATATAACCACAAAAACAGTTATTGATGGAAATTCGGTATCTTCAGTTGATATTGTATCAAATGACAGTGGTTTAGAAGAAAATTTAAAAATTGTACCAACTTTCAACTCAAATGGAGTTGGTATAATATCTGCAACTTCTGCCAATAAAAATTTAACATTAGATTTGAAAGCACCATTAGGTGGATTTACAGGTGGAAATCCATTTTCGGTTGGAGATGAAATTTTTGTAGAAAATGTACAGATAAAACTTATTAAAGAAGGTATAGGAGCAGGAACAACAACTTTAGCTGGTTATAATTCAAGTGATTATGATTATCAGTTTTTTAAAGTTATAGCTGTGAGTGATGGAAGTGCATCTGCAAACCCAAGTGTTACATATTCCATATCTGGATTGACAACTGCTACTGAAGCTGGAAATTTTGATGATAGGTATCTATTCGGAAGAGTTATAAAAGCAAGTAATTTGGCAAGTTTTGACCCAGATTTTATAAATGTTACATATGTAGATGGTGAAGTAATAACTATCGGTAATGGAAATGCAACTGCAGTTGTATCCGAAAATGGTTGGAACCCAGAATCTAAAACTTTAAAAGTTACTAATGTGGTGGGAGATATTAGCAAAGGAGATCAAATAATAGGTTCTGTTAATAGTCAGAAAGCACAAATTAGTGATTTTAATGTATATGATTTTAATATAGATGTAGATGTTTTTGCAGAATCTTTAGGTTTTTGGAAAAGTGATAAAAATAAACCTAATTTTAATTATGAAAGATTACATGATAATGATTACTACCAAAAATTTTCATATGCGTTAAGGAGTGAAGTAGATTTAGATACATGGAAAGAACCAGTTAATAGTTTAGGACATATAGCTGGATATAAGAATTTTTCAGATTATGAAATTGTATCAGATACTTATGTTGGAATTTCCACAAAACCAAAAACAGATATTATCTTTAAAGTTGAAATTGATAGTTTTGCATCTGTTCATGAACAATTTGATTATGATTTTGTATCCGAAGAGGAAACTTTAGGAACTGAAATAGCTAGAGAAGTTAATTTCAAAAACAAAAAATTAACTGATTACATTGAAGCTAGAACAAATAAAGTTCTAATGATAGATGATATAAGCAACCAGTTTACTGGATTTAGCACAGTAACTGGGCAATTAGTTGGATTAACAACTTTTGCTATCAAATCAAACGGTAAAAATTTATTACATCAAGTATTTAATCCCACAGATTTAACTGTTGGTCAAAGTGATATTACTATTATAGATCATGGTTTTATTAATGGTGAAGAATTGGAATATACTCCAGATACTGGAAGTATTGGAATTGTTACAACAACAGCACCTGGAATTGCTGAAACAAGTATATTGCCATCAAAAGTTTTTGTTAATGTTAAAAATAATGATACTTTTTCATTAACAATTAAATCTTCAGAAACTGCTGTTGGATCAGCTGTTACATTTTATAGTATTTCTGGAATTGGAACTCAACACACTTTATCTGTAAATTCAAGAGAAGCAAGTATAAGATCTTTAATTACAGTCGATAATGTAATACAAAGTCCTCTTGGTAAAAAATTAACGGTTCTTGGGTTGTCAACCAGTGTTGGTATTGGATCTACTCAAATTTTCTTAAATGATATATCTAAAGTATCAGGAAATTCTCTTTTAAAAATTAATGATGAATTATTATATACTGGTTTAGTTGGAATTGGATTTACTAATTCTGTTAATGTTACTCGTGGATATATGGGAACTGTTGCTGCAGCACATACAGTAGGTAATGGTGTCACTGAATTATATGGTGATTATAGAATATCAAAGGGAAATATTTATTTTTCTGATGCACCATATGGACCAGCTGGAATTGGATCTTTAACTACTAAATCTACTTTTAGTGGAAGAGTTTTCTTTAGAAAAAACGACATTGCTGAAGGTCGAGTTGCAAATATGAATAGAATTATTGATGATATATCTGATGATTTTGATGGAACAACTAAATCATTTACTATAAGAGAAAATGGTTCACTTCTTCCTGTTGGAATCGATACTTATGGTGGAGCAGTATTAGTTAATAACATATTCCAAAAACCATTCCTTGGTGATGTTGGATCAATAAGAAAATCTGACTATAGACTTCAAGCTCCTATTGGCGGTGGTACAACAATACAATTCCTTGCAAATCCAGATATTCCTAGTGATACAACTGATATTCCGAGGGGTGGAAGAATTAATGAATTTTTAGTCGGTGTTGGATCTGGATACCAAGTTCCAACTCGAGCTCTTGCTTATGCTAATATTGGTGCTGGTGGAACAATCGCATCAGTATCAATATCAACTCATGGTCAAGGATACATAAGTTCACCAAGAGTTTCAATTGGTGTATCCTATGCAAATTATACTCATAAATTTATTGAAGCATTACCTAATTCAATAGATCTAGGTAGTAGTAACTACAAAACACCTACATTTGCAGAATATGATTCATTTACTGGAGATTTATTGTTAGTGATTCCAAATCACGGTTTGACAACAAGTGATACCATTAAAATTGTAACTAATTCTTTATTCTTTACATGCTCAAGAGATGGATACAAAAAAGAAAAATCATATCCAAGAACAACTGATCCAGCGTACGATGCTGATCTTACTATTCAAAGTAAAACAACAAATACAATTATAGTTAACGTAGGTGCAGGTGCTGGAGTTGGTGCTGCGTTTACTTCTGTGGTAAGTGCAGCAGGTACAATTACAGCTATTAACGTTGTTAATCCAGGAACTGGTTATACTGCAACAAAGGATAATCCATTCATTACAATAGATGAACCTACTCCATATAAAAATATGCCTTTAATTGGAGGAAATGGTTCTGGTGCAAAAATGGACGTTGTTGTTGGAACTGGTGGAAGTGTAATTGATTTTAAGATTGCTGATCGTGGAACTGGATATGAAATAGGAGATAATTTGTCTCTTCATGGTTTACCAGTTCAAGTTGGAATAGGAACGAGTGCGTTTAATATTACAGTTAAGAGTAGATATCAAGATAAATTCTCTGGATTTACTTTTGGTGAGTTAATTGAAATAGATGATTTTAGTCAATTCTTCAATGGATTTAAGAGAACATTTTTACTTACTAGAACAAAAGAAGAAAAAGAGTATTTCAGTATTGTTGCTAAAGAAGGTTCTGGTATTATTCTACAAAATAATCTTTTGGTTTTTGTAAATGATATTTTACAGAAACCAGGAATTAATTATGAATTTGAAGGAGGAACTAGATTTAAATTTAAAGAAGCACCAAAAGCAGGAAGTAGTTTTAAATTATATTTCTATAAAGGTTCTGAAACAGACGTAGAAGTAATTGAGGTTGATGAAACAATTAAACCAGGTGATATATTAACATTAGACAAGTTTGTTGAAGGAAAACGTGTTGATGATCCATCAACTCCAGGTATTGATGAAGGTCAACTGGACTTCTTCCAATATCCAGTTCAAGATCCAAGAGTTATATACGAAATAACTTCTGCAACTGTTGTTGATACTCAAACTTATACAGGACCTGGAATATCAGATGATGCAGATTATGAAAGACCAGTAAGATGGAAGAAACAAACTGCTGATAAAATTATTGATGGGGAGAGAATACCAAAAGATAGAAATTTAAATACTGGACAATTATATCCAGCAACCAATATTATTGCACCAGTTGGTGCTAATGATACTGCTTTTAGTGTTCAGGATGTGATATCATTTGGTGGTATTGATGATTTACCTGGAACTAATACCTCAATTAAAATAATTAGTCAAGATGAATCAAAAGTTGCTGAAGCAACAGCTACCATAAACGCAACAAATAAAGAAGTTACTCAAATTACTGTGACAAATGCTGGTTTTGGATATACAACTGCTCCAAAAGTTTCTATTGAACCACCAACTGAATTGTTCTCATATCCAACTGGAGCTGGTTCTACTGGTAAGCAACAATTTAATAAAACAAGTAACAGAGCAACAGCAACTGCTACTATAGATTCTGATGGAACTGTTACAGGAATTACCGTTACAAATTCTGGTGTAGGTTATACATTTACTCCTTTAGTTAGTATTGAATTACCAAAATCAATAGAAGAATCATTTTCAAACATTGCTTACAATGGTGATAAAGGTACAATTATTGGAATAAACACAGCTCAAAATGGTTCAAATTCTGGAGTATCCACCGATTCGCCAGCATTAACTTTTGATTTACACACAACTCAACAATTAGCAGGTGCACCTTCTACTAGATCTGGAATTGTTACTGGTCAATATATTGTAATTAAGGGAACGACCTTTGGTGATGGTATAGTATCGATTGGAACTCATACTAGTAAAATTGTTTCTGTTGGAAATTCTTTTGCCGATAACGTATATCAGGTCGGTCATTACGTAGATGTGGGTGCTGGTTCAACTATTAGAAGAATTACTTGTAATATAAACACAGCATTGTCTGGAATCAATACAAATGCTGGAATCGGAACAACAGTTGGTGTTATTGGTGATTATAGTTGGGGAACTATTACATTACCAGGAATTAGAAGTGGAAATGCATTTGAATTTTATAATCAAAATGGTGTTTTAGGTATTGAGACTTCTGCTCATATTCGTAGAACACGTCAACTAAAATCGGTTTATTAATTTCGAGTATAAATAATCAAAAATGAAACTGATTACTAAAAGAAAATGCCAGCAATAATAACAGATCAATTTAGAATAGCGAATGCTGAAACTTTTATTCAGAGTTTTTCTGGTATCGGTACTACATCATACTACTATGCTTTTTTAGCACATCCAGAACCACAAGCATCTTCAACAGATGGTGGAGGTAAACCACTTAAAAATTATAAAACTGTAACAACTGGAAATGAACCCATTGCTCCAAAAGATTCTTTCGAGCAAGAAAATTCATATCATGATAGCATGTTATTTGCAAAAAGAATAACATCTTCTGATGTAAGGAGAGTTATACCAAATAGAGTTTGGACTGCTGGAGAAAGTTATGATATGTATAGAAATAATATTGATATTGATAATGTATCAAGCGTAAATGGTGCTACAAATTTATATGATTCTAAATTTTATGTTATAACTGATGAATTTAAAGTTTATATTTGTATTAATAACGGATCTAAACCAGATACTGCAGGAGTTGTGACGGTAGAGAAATCTACTACTCAACCAACACACGTAGATTTATCCCCTCGTCCAGCTGGAGATGGAAGTGATGGTTACTTATGGAAGTACTTATTTACAATAAAACCAGCAGATGTAATTAAATTTGCAACTGATGATTTTATTCCAGTTCCACAATCATGGGGTGATAGTAACACTATTGATGTCAAAAACGCTGCTGTTGATGGAAAAATAGAAACAATATTAGTAAAAAACGCTGGTCAAAATTATTCATATGAAAATGATGCTAGTGGTATTGATGGTACAAGTAACACAGTCATTCCAAATGTTCCAATATATGGCGATGGTGAGGGTGGAACTGCATCAGTTACGATAGCTGGAGGATTTGTCACTTCAGTTGATGTATCAAATGGTGGAAGTGGTTATACGTGTGCTCATCTTGAATTAAATAGTGCATCTGTTAAAACAGGTAAAGTTAATTTACCTCCAAATTCACCTAATGAGGCAAAATTTGAAGTTATAATACCACCACAGGGTGGTCATGGAGCAGATATATACAGAGAGTTGGGAGCTTATAGAGTTCTTATACACTCTAAATTTGATGATACAAAGGATGATTTACCAGATTACATTACATCAAATAATTTTTCCAGAGTTGGTATTATCAAAAATCCAATCAAACAAGACGCAACTGGATCATCTTCGGTTCTAATAGATACTACAACTGCAACAACTCTTGGAGCAATAAAATTACTAGGTGACAACACTCTAACTAAATATCCAATAAACGCATACATATATCAAGACATATCAGATTCTGAAAAAGCGGTTGGATTAGTTGCTTCTTATGATAAACTTACTAATATTTTAAGATATTACCAACCAGTTGGTTTATCAACATTATCTAGTTCTGGTAATAGATTGTTAGATTTTGCTTCTGTAAGTGGAACTAAAATTCAGGGAGGATCAAATAATAGCGGAGATAGCGTTGCTACTCCATTAGAAGTAGATACTTCTTTTAATCTTTCTAATGTTGGTGATGTGAATGTTGGTGTTTCTTTTGTTAATGGAATAGCACAACCAGAAATTAAAAAATATTCTGGAGAAGTTATCTATATTGATAACCGTAATAAAGTTACAAGATCTTCTACTCAAAAAGAAGAAATTAAAATCGTAATAGAGTTTTAAAAAATGTCCCAAGTCACAAACTTAAATATAGCACCTTACTATGATGATTTTGACGCAAGTAAAAATTATAGAAAGGTTTTATTTAAACCAGGATATCCAATACAATCTAGAGAATTAAGTACTTTACAGTCGATTCTTCATGAACAAATTGAAAAATTTGGGCAACATTTTTTCAAAGAAGGTTCAATGGTTATTCCTGGAGGAACCATTGTTGATTTAAGTTATTTTGCTGTTAGAATAGATCCTTTTTACCTCAATGTACCAGTAAAAGAGTATACAAAATATTTGGCAGATAATAAAATAGAAATACAAGGTGAAATATCTGGAGTTAAAGCGACTGTAGTTAATAGAATTACTGATATTGAATCTATAGATCAATTTGATACTTTATATTTAAAATATACAGCATCTGGTGATGATGGAGTAACTAAAACATTTTTAGATGGAGAAAATCTAATTACTTTATCTGATATTGAATATTCAAACACTCGAATAACTGCAAATAGCACTTTTGCAAGAACAATTATATCAGATTCAGTTAAAACAGGTTCATCAGCATCTATAAGCGAGGGAATTTTCTTTATTAGGGGTTACTTTGTACAAGTTCCATCTTCAACTGTAATTTTAGATCAATACGCAAGTCAACCAAGTTATAAAATTGGATTATCAATTAAAGAGGAATTAGTATCTGCTTCATCATTAAATTCAGATTTATTTGATAATGCAAAAGGATATTCAAATGAAACTGCTCCTGGTGCAGATAGATTCAAAATATCAGCAGTATTATCTAAAAAATTATTAACAGATAATAATGATTCTGATTTTGTAGAATTAATTCGTATTGAAGACGGTATTACAAAAGAGCAAGTTAAAAAAACGGAATACAATGTATTTAAAGATGAATTAGCTAGAAGAACTTATGATGAATCTGGTGATTATTATATCGAACCATTTTCAGTCGATATTAGAGAAACATTAAACAATCGAATTGCAAATAGAGGATTATATTTCTCCAACCAAATTACTCAAAATGGAAATACTCCATCTGATAATTTATTCACACTTCAAATATCTGAAGGAAAAGCATATGTTCGTGGATACGAAATTGAAAAAACATCAACAACATCAATTGATTTACCAAAACCAAGAACAACAAAATCAATAGATGACGTTACACTTCCAATTAAAATTGGAAATATCGTTGTGGTAAATAATATTTTTGGAACTCCGCAGATTGGTTTTAGTACATTTGTACATTTATTAGACAAAAGACTTACAGCAGCACAACAAAGAGACCTAACTGGAAATAAAATTGGAAAAGCAAGAGTTTATGATTTTAATCAATATACAGGAACAAACTATCAATTAAGATTATTTGATATTGAGACTTTTACAAAAGTTTCATTAGCATCAACAAGTTCTGCTGTTGTTGGAGATCATATAGAGGGTAAATTTAGTGGTTCTGCTGGATTTGTCAATGAACAAACAGGAACTGGATCTGTTTTAACTTTAACTGATGTAAGTGGAGAGTTTCAAATAAATGAACCAATTCTTGTAAATGGAATTGAAGTTGGAAGTAATATTGGAACTGTTAGTGATTTTGAATTTACTGATATAAAAGCGATTCATAGTGATAGAGGAATTGAACTTACTGGTGTCGGTGCTACTAGTTTTGCTGCTGATTTAGAATTAAGTCATAGTAAACAGGTATTTCAAACAGGTGCAGAGTTTCAGATTACTGGTGAATATGCTGGTATTTCAACAGTAACAGGACCTTCTGTTTCAGATTTTAGATCACTAATTAAAGTTGGTGATATTATTAGTTATAGTTCAGGTGCAAACC